ACTTTTGGTGTAGAGCAAGTTTGTGCTCAATTGAATCGTGAATTGATTCGTGTAAACATTACTATTGAAACTGATGAGGATGATCTTATTGGTGGTTTCCGTCTTGTTAATGGCGAAACCGTATGGCATAATGGACCAGTAATTGAAGCACTAGAACGAGGTGCTATATTGCTCCTTGACGAGATCGACCTTGCCTCTAATAAAATTCTCTGCCTCCAGCCAATTCTTGAAGGCAATGGGGTTTTCCTCAAAAAAATTGGAAGATTTGTTAATCCAAAAGCAGGATTCAACGTCATCGCAACCGCAAATACTAAAGGTAAAGGATCTGATGATGGTAGATTCATAGGAACTAATGTTCTTAATGAAGCATTCCTTGAAAGATTCCCTGTAACCTTTGAGCAAGAGTATCCACCTATCTCTGTAGAGAAAAAGATTCTTGGTGGTATTGCATCACAGTTAGGTGTTACTGATACAGACTTTATTGCTCGTTTGGTTGATTGGGGTGACATTATCCGCAAAACATTCTATGATGGTGGTATTGAAGAGATCATCAGCACTCGTAGATTGGTTCACATTGTTCGTGCTTACAGTATTTTTAATGATAAGGCAAAGGCAATTCAAGTTTGCATCAATCGTTTCGATGATGAAACAAAGCAAGCATTCCTTGAACTATATGATAAAGTTGATGCTAATTTTAAACTTCCAACTGAAGAGGTGTAATTGTGGATTTTGTAGTTAATTGTCCATTTGGACCTTTAATTTATACGGCAGATATATCGGGGGATTTTCATAAATTCCTCGTTGATGGTCTAGAAGATTGTAGAAAGGCACAAGATGCTAGAGAACGATTAGTTGGTAATATAGATCTGCAAAGGTTTGCTCCATACGATCCTCAGAAGTTTACTGAATTTATTGATCCTCATTTGGTAAATTATCTGCAACAAAAGAATGATCGTCATAATAAAATAAAAGATATTTGTAATGATAAACAAATTGAATGGGATTCCGCAAAATCCACAATCAGATATAATCTAGGACAAGGACCTTGGGTTAATTTTCAAAAGAAAGGTGAATTTAATCCTATTCATAATCATGGTGGGATTGTAAGTGCAGTTATTTTTATAAAAATACCTAAAGAACTAAAGGATGAAAGAGATTCTTCTACCTATACTGCTAAAGCTTCTGGTTGTCTTGAATTTCTTTATATGGGTCAGCATATAGTTGTTAAACCAAGAGAGGCAATTATGTTTCTTTTTCCTGCATATCTTCAGCATGCAGTTTATCCTTATCATAGTGATGTAGAAAGAGTTTCTATGTCATTTAATTTTGATGAAATAGTTATTGATGATTTTCCAGTACCTGCAAATGATGACATAATATTTTATGGAAAGGATCCTACAGAAGATCTTTAACTTGACTAAACTCTTTTATTTTGATATAATGCAACTATGAATGCTTGGGCTTTACTTTACGATGAACTTTATGGAGATGAGAAGATGACAGATGATAATAGAGTCACCCCACAAGAGAGTGATGAATATGATCCAAAACCAAAAGCAGATACAGAGGATACTGATTGGAATGATCCTGTAATTACAAGTGTGAATCTTGATGACACGATTAATATCGAGGTTCCTGAATTTGATTATAGTGGTTATTCTGATTGTATAACAGGAATGTCAACTGCATCGGCAACATCATATTTTGTTGATACTAGTGATTATGAAGTAACTATTGACACTTCTAATTTTGATACTGTTACTTTTGGTGATGATACAATTTCACTTTCTGATGTGGGTAATGTTGCAGGACCATTGGATGATTCTCCAACACCTGGTATAGAATCAAATAATCCCAGAAAATATAAAGAAGATGAAGCTATAAAAGCTCTTCAGGATTATATCTCCACAACATATGGAGGACATTATACTTCCAAAGAAAATAATGTTCAAACACTTGATCTTATTGAATCTGTAGGAGATGCTGAATCATTCTGTAGATCTAATGCAATCAAGTATCTAAGTCGCTATGATAAGAAGGGACAAGCAAAACGTGATATACTAAAAGCACTACACTATTCACTCCTACTTTATCACTTCAGTGGGCAATTAAAAGAGACAACTACCCGTGGTTATGAAACTTTCTGAAAAAACTTTAACTGTTCTTAAGAACTTTGCTGGAATCAATAATTCCATTCTTGTAAAAGAAGGAAATCAACTTCGTACTATTTCTGTTGCTAAAAATATTCTAGCAGAAGCAAATATTGAAGAAGAGTTTCCTAGACAATTTGGTGTATATGATCTTAATCAATTTCTTAATGGATTGAGTTTACATCAAGATCCTGATTTGGATTTTACCGAAGAATCTTATCTTAATATTCGTGAAGGTAAGCGTAGAGTAAAATACTTCTTTGCAGATCCACAGGTTATTATTTCCCCACCAGACAAGAAGATTACTCTACCATCTGAGGATGTACATTTTCAATTAGAGAGTAGTTCTTTGGATAAGTTGCTCAAGGCAGCAGCAGTATATCAATTACCAGATCTTTGTGTTGTTGGTGAAGCAGGTGCAGTTAGACTTGTTGTTCGTGATAAGAAGAATGATACTTCAAATAGTTATTCTGTTGCTGTAGGAGAAACTGATAAGGAGTTTAGTTTCAACTTTAAGGTTGAGAATATTAAAATCATTCCTGGTTCTTATGATGTTGTAGTATCTTCTAAGTTACTCTCGGAGTTTACTAATAGTAATTACAACTTGAAGTATTACATTGCTTTAGAACCTGATTCTACCTTTTAATAGTTATGGTAAACTGGGAAGTAACATATAGATTACCTACTACAGGTACAAAATATCATAAGGCTATTGTGCAAGCAGATAATCAGGTATATGCTGGTAAAATATTTGATGCACAATATCCAACTGCTAAAAGATGTGGTAATGCTAGAAGATTATGAGTAGAGAACTTGTTTGGAAAATTTATAATCCATCTCATAACATAACAAAACAATCTATGTTAGAATGTATTGATCGTTATGAACAAGTAGGACATTGTCCTGACGCAGTAACTAAGACTGATTTTTATGGAAATCCAACTGCACCTAATGATTATATGCGTATATTCATTGGAAGTTCTGGTTCTGCCAATGTGAGAGCTGCAATACTTGATAAGTACTGGTGTTCAGATTTTACAGTTAGTAGTTCTTGGTTTCAACAATATCATACTAATGATTTTCATGGATGGCATTGTCATGGTAATTGTAGTATATCTATGTCATATCTTCTAGAATTAGATGATCGTAAACATAGTACTGAATTTGTTGATATTGAAAGAAAGGATACTTTTCAGCTAGACGTTACAGAAGGAGATATTATAATATTTCCATCTTATGTAATACATCGTTCACCTCTTATCAAGAGTGATAGTAGGAAGACTACTGTTGCAATTAATATTAATTTAGGTCAACTTAATATTCCTCGTATTGACGATATAGATCCTATTTTTGAAGGAACATTTAGGGAATGAAAAAGATACAAATTGATGATTGTATTTGTCATAGTAAGATAAAAAATCATTTTCAAATCAGGGATAAAATTTTATCTGAAATCGATAAGTGTGATGATAATAGTTTAGAATTCAATCAATATTATATTGATTCTTATACAGATGAAAAGGTCACTCCAGATAGTATTTCAAAATTAGATTGGGATAAGTCTGAAGATGAAGAAAGACCTTGGGTAAAAATATTTTTACCAGAATTTTGTGAAGATATACAAGAAATATTTTCTAGTATGTGTTATACTGGAATTAGTATAAAACAAGTGTGGTATCAACAATACTTAGAAGGTGATACTCATGGATGGCATATTCATGGACATCACTTTACTGGTGTTTATTATCTTGAGTATCCTGAAGGGTGTTCTAAGACTGGGGTTTGTTCTCCTTTTAGTTTAAAGGAAAGACAAATGGATACTGTTGAAGGAGATCTTATAATATTTCCTGCACATTATATACATCGTGGATTGCCTAATAGTAATATTAGGAAAACTATTATATCTTTTAATTTTGATGTAGTTGGTAATCTAAAACCAAACTGAACTATTTTAAATCATGAGTGACTTTATTTGGGTAGAGAAATACCGCCCTCAAACAATTGAAGAATGCATCCTACCTGAAAACACCAAGAAGATGTTTCAGGATTTTTTATCTAAGGGTGAGATTCCTAATATGCTTCTTTCTGGTCCACCAGGTATTGGAAAGACCACGGTTGCTAAATGTTTATGTAACCAGTTAGGGGCAGATTACTATGTCATTAACGGATCGGATGAGGGGCGTTTTCTTGACACTGTTAGGAATAATGCCAAGAACTTTGCGTCTACGGTATCTCTCACGAGTGAGTCGAAGCA